AAGGCGACACGGAAGCGTGTTGTGGAAAAAGGTGGCAAGTTCCAAGTCCAGAATGCCGAAGGTGCCGCTGGCGCTTGGAGTGCTGGTGGGATGAAGTTCAATAGCCCTCAGGAAGCCGTAAAGGAGACCTACTCGACCAACCTCTTTGCTCGTATGAGCCGAGAATTGGTGAGGGAAATGAACACGCTGTATCCTGATGTGCAGAAGTACCTGAACTACGCTGAGATTGTGTCCAAGGTTGTCAAAGATCGTGGTGGTGCAGACATTATTGTACCGACCGCTGATGGCATTGACCTTCGCTACTCCTTTAAGCAGACACCCGGTTTTGAAGCTGCCCCTGTCACCCTTGGTGATGGACGTGTGGTTGATCTAGGTGTTCGCAACGCTGACGAGAAGCTGGCTGGCCGTGGCCTAGCTGCCTTCATGGCTCACCAAATGGACGCCTTTGTCCTGAGGGAGACCCACAAGCGTATGGGGGATATGAAGTCCTTCAACCCAATCCATGACAGCTTTGGCTTTCATCCTTCTGACGCCCAGCGCGGACAGGAGACATGGGTAGGTGTGATGCAAGAACTTGGTGATGCGAACTACAACATCTTCCTGAATATCCTCGAAGCCAACGGCGTAACGCTTGAGGAATTCGTGGGCGCTGGTGGTGACCCCTCGGTCATCCTCGGTCGGCAAGGTGTTGCACCCGTACCGGCAGGCCAAATCCCTACGGCTTTGTCGTAAACAAAAATGCCCCCCTCCCTTGGACTAATCCAAAGGAGGGGGATGGAGAGAAACAATGACCCCTCAAAACCCAAATGTCTGTCCGAGAACAGGTAGGTTGCTCACCGAATGGTTTGAGTACCCAGAAAAGACTGATGAAGATGTGATCAAAGAGGCTTGTGAAGAGGCAGGAACTACAGTGGAAGACCGGCCAATGATCCGTGCTGGTGACACCCTACATCCTGACTTTGAACTGGCTCAAAAGGTCAACTCTCTCATCGCTGGCCGCAAGAAGCGGGCATGGAAAAACGGGATGTCTCAACAGGAAGTAGCCCAAAGAATGGACCAAGCCACCAAAATGGTGAACCCAGACAACTACAAGTTCTTGGATGATGGTATCCGTGAGCGGACTGGTCTGGAAGTGAACCCACTATGGATGATCGAATGCCTTGTGCGTTCCGGTGTCCTATCCCCAAAAGAGCAGGTTGCAGCCTTAAAGGAATTGGCCGGTTATACCCATTCCAAGGCTCCCAGCATTAGCCATTCGACCACAACCCAGATGAACCCAGAGGATTGGCTTCTGGAACTGGCCAAGGACGAATACACAGAAATTGACTTCAAACAGCCTATGCAGCCCGTTGAGAGGGGCATGGGCAAGACCTACGAAAGCAACATCCTAAAGCGCACCAAAGAGACCGACGCGCTTGCAGTCCACGCTGACGAAGACCTCAAAATGATGATGCTAGAGGTTGATGCTGAGTGGGAGGAAGAAGACGACGATGACTGACCCCCAGACCGCAATGGTCGGGGTTCGAAAGCGTCTGAAAGAAGATTTTGCATTCTATGCTGAAAAAGCCCTGAGGATCAGGACGAAGAAAGCAGAGATTGTTCCCTTCCGACTGAACCCCGCCCAGTGGGTTCTCCATGAGGCGATAGCTGAGAGCATCAGGAATACCGGACGTGTCCGTATCATCATCCTGAAGGCTAGACAGCAAGGTCTATCCACATATGTGGGTGGTAAGCTGTATCATGGTGTGAGCCAGTCAGAGGCCCAAAAGGCCATCGTGGTAACCCACAAGGCTGACAGTACCACGGCTCTGTTCAACATGACCAAACGGTATCATGAGAATGTCCCTGAAATCCTCCGACCCTCAACCTCATACTCATCAAAGAAGGAATTGACTTTTGACAAACTGGATAGTTCGTACATGGTCGCTACTGCCGGTGGCGATGGCATTGCCCGTGGTGAAACGATTACCCATGCCCACCTGTCCGAGTTAGCATTCTGGAAAGAAAGCTCGGCGCGGGCCAACCTGAACGGTCTGTTACAGTCCGTCCCTGAAGTCCCAGGCACTGAAGTTTACATCGAAAGCACAGCCAATGGTGTGACCGGCCCATTCTACGAGATGTGGAAAGGGGCTGTTAAAGGAACCAACGGATACACCGCTGTGTTCATTCCGTGGTTCCTCGACCCTGAGTACCGCCGTAAGGCCCCCGAAGGGTTCCAAAGGACACCTGAGGAAGAGAAGCTATCCCAGACCTATAACCTTGACGATGACCAACTCTATTGGCGTCGTGTGAAGGTGAACCAGAACGGTCTGGACCTCTTTAAGCAGGAATACCCTGCCTACGCCGACGAAGCCTTTCTAACTACTGGTCGGCCTGTCTTTGATCCGGTCCAACTGACCGATTGGATGGCCCTCAAGACACAACCAAAGACCCGCATGGCTCTGACGTTGGATCGTTGGGAAGAACACCCAGTAGGTGAATTGTTGATGTATAGGGAGCATGATCCCGGTGAAACTTATTACATTGGAGCTGACGTTGCTATGGGGGTCCGTGGGGGTGACTTTAGTGTCGCCCAAATCCTCGACAGTCAGAAGAGACAGGTAGGAATGTGGCGAGGCCATGTCCATCCTGACTATTATGCTGAAGTCCTCTACCGGCTCGGTATGCTCTACAACGAGGCGCGCATTGCTGTTGAAAGCAACAACCATGGCCTGCTGACGGTAACCCTTCTCTACAAGACTTGGGATTATCCAAACGTCCATACAAACGTCCATGAAGACAAGATCACTGACGTTGAAACGCCCAATCTAGGCTTCCAGACGACTGCCAAATCCAAGCCAATGATCATTGATGATCTGAGGGCATCACTCCGCAAGGGTGAGATGGAACTATTCGACCATGTGACGATGCAAGAGATGCTGACTTACGTGGTGAAAGAGAGTGGGAAATTGGAAGCTGAAGGCGACTGCCATGATGACTGTGTGATGTCTCTGGCCATCGCTAATCACGTTCATGACGGGGTTTGGACACCCATCGAAATAACGGCGGATCATTACGTCGAAGCAATCTAAAGGAAACTGAATGGCTAAGGAACTGAGTGACGATAAACTCGCCACCATCCTCGAAAAAGCCATCTCCAACTCTGAACACATGCACGATGGCGCTCTGGCAAAGGAGCGTCAAACGGTAGGCGAATATTACCGTGGTGAACTACCCAAGCCCCTCCATAAAGGTGACAGCAAGTATGTCTCACGCGATGTCTTTGACACCGTGGACAGTATGCGGGCCACCGTTGTGGAAGCCTTCTTGGCGAATAACCGCATTGTGTATTTCCGCCCTGAAAAGGGTGAGACAGTTGAAGGTGCAAAGCAGGCTACAGAATACACCCGTCACGTCTTCTTCAAGGAGAACAAGGGTGAAGAACTTCTGTATGACACCTGCACAGATGGACTGATGAACCGCTTTGCCGTGGTCAAGGTCCGGTTCGAAGAAACCCCTGAGGATGAAGAATACGAATTCGAAGGTTTGACACCTGATGAACTGACAATGCAGGTTGCTGGATACACCGAGTTCGAATTCAAGGACGCTGAAGTCTCAGACAATGGGCTGTATTCAGGAACCTTTATGGTCCCGAAGAAGACCCAAAAGATCGTCTGTGAGAGCGTCCAGCCTGAAGACTTTCTGGTCTCATCCCGTTGTGCTGATCTATCTAAGGCAAAGTACGCCATCCATCGGACGGAGAAGTCCAAATCCCAACTGATTAAGATGGGCTTCCCCCGCAAGATTATCGACAAGATCACCTTCAGCACCCGATCTGACCTGTCTCTGGATATGGAAAAGGATGCTCGGTTTGAAGGTCTGGATGACATCATTCCTACAGATGAGGACTATGACGACAGTGTTGGCCAAGTGGTCATGTACGAAGTCTACATCCGGATCGACATGGAAGGCAAAGGAACAAACTCAATCTGGAAGGTCTGCTACGCGGACAACAAGATTTTGGAAAAGGAAAAGGTCTCCCGGTTCCCCTTCGCTACCTTTGTACCGCTCCCTCGTGCCCACACATTCAGTGGTGAGAACTTTGCCCATGCAGTGATCCCCGTGCAGAACGCTCGGACGGTCCTGATCCGGCAAATCATCAACCACTCACTGATCACCAACAACCCTCGACAGATGGTCATGAATGGCACCATGAGGAACCCCAATGAACTCCTTGAGAACCGTATGGGTGGTGTGGTGAACGTGACACGAATGGATGGTATTTCGCCTATCCCTCAGGCCCCTTTGAACCCCTTTATCTTCAACCTCATCGCCATGATTGACGAGGACAAGGAAGAGACCACAGGTATCTCAAAGCTGTCCCAAGGGATGAACAAGGACGCTGTATCCACCCAGAATAGCCAAGGTATGGTCGAACAGTTGATCAATCAGTCCCAACAGAGGACGAAGATCATCACTCGCCGCTTTGGGCTGTTCGTCAAAGAAGTTTACGGCCTGATCAATCAGATGGCTGTTGACTATGTGGACGAGGCAGAATTCCAGTCTGTCACTGGCGAGTATGTCGAAGTCAACCCGTCCGAATGGATGGAGCGAACCCCTGCCAGTATTGAACTGACACTTGGCTATGGTGAGCAACAGCAGGAGAGCGACAAGTGGATGCAGATCGACCAATACCTAGCCCAAGACCCTGAGTTGAAGCCCGGTTATGGTTACGCCCAGCGCTATGAGGTGATCAGTCGATCCCTTGAGGCCCGTGGTGTTGAGGATATGCAATCCTTCATGACGCCACCAGAAGAGATGAAACCGCCGGAGCCAAACCCAGCGGAAGAACTGCAACTTGCCCAGCTACAGGCCCAGGTTGAGGTGACCAAGGCACAAGCCCAAGCCACCATGATCAAAGCCGAGACTGACCGCATGAAGGCCCAAGCTGACCTTCTACGTGCGCAGTCTGATGCTCAATTCAAGCAGAACGACATCGCTATGTCGGCCATCCAGTTTGACCATGATCGTTACATCGACACGGAAGAACTCAAGGCTGCGAAATCACTGCCTGAAGATCAAGTATCGGCATCGTTCAACCCGAACGAATAACTCAAGACCCTCCTTTGGACTTATCCAAGGGAGGGCATCACAAGGAGAGATTGTGACACCTATCACCGAACAAGAAGCGGTTCGTATGGGTATGGAGTTCCGGAGGCTGACTAACAGCCCTGACTTCGACACCGTGATCGAAATGCTCAAACACCAATACCAATCACAGATCAGTGGTTCAGACCTAGCCGACAAGGCAGGCCGAGAAGCCTCATTCCAACAGATACGATCCTTGGATGAACTGATCACAACTTTCAACACATTCATCGCAATTGCAGAGGCCGACATCTTGGACGCCCCCTTCGATGAAGACAACATTTTTGAATAAGGAACATCTATCCAATGGACGATGATCTAACTTTTCTGGCCCAAGAGCCGGATGAACTCGACGCTGCTGAAGCGATGCTGAAGGCAATGGACACCGACGATGAAAATCTATCGGACGACGATGCTGACAACGACCCCGACAACCAAGGGGATGACAATGAGGATACCTCCGAGAACGGCGAAGACCCTCAGGACGACGAAGACCACGACCCAGAAGCTGACGACACTGACGATGACGATGACGATGCTGGTGACGATGATGATGACGCTGATGCAGATGATGCAGATGCCGAACCGTCTGACATTGCCGACGAAGTTGAAATTCTGGTCAAGGTCAACGGTAAGGACGAACGTGTATCTATCGGAGACCTGAAGCGACTTGCCGGTCAAGAAGTTTCCCTCGGCCAGAAGGCACAGGCTGTTGCTGAACAACGCCGTACCCTCGACGCACAAGGCGTATATGTTGCCAAGATCATGCAGACCCGTTGGGACGCCGCTAAGGCCGAACAGGCGAAGTATGCCAACGTAGACCTCTACCGTGCATCCCGTGAATTGGAGACAGACGAATTTGAAGCCCTCAGGGCGGCAAAGGAAGGTGCTGACAATGAAATCGTAGCCATCGAACGTGAAGGCGCTGAATTCATCAAGACCACCAATGACCACAAACAGAACCTCCTTCGGGAGCAGGCCAAGGAAAGCCTGAAGGTCATCGCTGAGAAAATCCCTGATTGGTCAGACAAGCTGTACGACGAAGTTCGCACGTTTGCCATTGGCCAAGGTATGGACAGCCAACAAGTCAATGAAATTGTGGACCCCGGTGCCATCATTATGATGCACAAGGCGATGCAATTCGACAACCTCCAATCCTCGAAAGCCAAGGTCACCAAAAAGGTCACCAAGGCCCCTCGCAAGTCCGTCTCTGCCTCAGTGAAGGCCACGGACGCGAAAGCATCGAAACTCAAATCCACCCGCCGCACAGCGGTTGAAACAGGCGACGTTGATGATGTCACCGCTCTGTTTCTTGCAACAATGGAAGAATAAGGAAAATAAATGCCTACTCATGTAAAGACTTTCGATCTGGTCGGTAAAAAAGAAAGCGTTTCCGAGTATATCTCTCTGATCACCCCTTCGGACGTTCCTTTCCTGTCCTCGGTCAAGTCGGAAAAGATCACCTCGACCCTGGAACAGTGGCAGGAAGACCAGTTGCGCGCCGTGACCAAGAACACCAACCTTGAAGGTGCCGACGCTGTAGATAGCAACCGTGACCAGCCTTCGATGCGTCAGAACGGCACCCAAATCTTGGAAGAGACTTTCAAGGTGTCTGGTACTTCTGAAGCTGTGAAGCTGTATGGCCGCGCCTCGGTTGTCGCCCGTGAAACCATGAAGACCGGCAAGTTGCTGAAGATGGACATGGAACACTCGCTGGTTGGTACTGGTCAGACCTACGTTGTCGCTGCTGCTGCCACTGAAGGTGAATTCGCTGGTGTGCA